TGCACTGCTGATATATACATGTCTCAATAGACATCCAACACTCAGGACAGATCCTCCTCCTGTTGAGTGTTGGTTGATTACACACTCTCATGAGCAGAGCAGGACAATACAACAAAAATTATATGACCTCATTCCCAAAGATGAGCTGCATCCAGAATGTCTTTTTGTACGTGGCAAAGGTTTCAGAGGATTAGCTCCTCTTGTCCGGTTTAAAAATGGATCAATCATACGTATAAAAACAGCAGGTCAGGGGCTAGGATTGGCATCTTCCACGGTCTCATTGTGCGTTTTGGATGAGCCCGTGGATCAATCAACGTACAACGAATGTCTTGCTCGGACATTGAGAGGAGGAGCAGATGGGAAGCGGGGAGTGATGGCATTGAGCTTGACTCCTGTTGGTAATGTCGATGTCCAATACCTCAAAGATCTCATAGACCAAAACAAGGTCTCTGCTCATTATGCAAAGCTCACTCTCAAAGACACAACACCGATCGGGCTCAAACCTCTCCTGTCTCAAGAACAGATTGACTCAATCACATCTGCATATCTTCCAATAGATCGAGAAGCCCGGATCAATGCCAGCTTTGACGTTATCCCACAGGGATCGATCTTTTCAAACTTTGAGGAGGATATGATCTCCTCTCAACCTGTCCCCAAAGGAGGAGACTATCATTTTTGTATAGGGATCGATCATGGTAGCAATCCAGGAGCTCAGGTCTGTTTGTTATCCTGTGTTGATATGAGAGAGCCTCAGCAACCAAGAGTCTATATCTTAGCTGAGAGAGTAAGCGGACAAGCTCCTCCAGAGCATCATGCTCAGTCCATTTTGGAGATGCTCAAAGAGCATGGATTGGATCCGGTGACTGCGAATATCAAATGGACAGGAGATGGTCAACATTTTGCAAGCAGAGGAAGAAGGGGATTTACAATGTCCAATATACATCTCATGAGAGCCTTTGAGAGTATATTGGGGTATCCTCCAAAAAATCTACCGTGGAAAATACACACAGCTCAGAAAGGGAGACACAGTGTTTTCTTTGGAGCATCTCTCTTGCATAGTGTAATGAGCAGGAGACATTTTTGGATACGTCCTGAGTGCATCAAAACCATCAGATCAATTAAGAGATGGCAAATGAAAAGGACTCAATCACAGAGGAGCAGAGACTCCGATCAGCATTGCATCGATGCAATGAGATATGCTCTCACTAGTACATTAGATTATAAATATAGAGGTCCTAGCCGGATCAAGGTTTTTTAACATGATAAATAACGTACCAAATAAACCAGCTGCTCCAAACTCTTATGAGGAAAAGCGTTGGAAACATACAGCTCTCAGGAGGAGATTACTGCAGGGCCTTTGGGAGCAGGATTTGGAGGATGAGCTTAGTAGACATTTACCATCTGATAGGAGAGAGTCATGGGGCCCATCAGACATGTCCTCCAATGCTCTTGCTCAGGTTACTCAGCAATTATCAATGCTCTATCATCAGCAACCAACAGTCACACACAGAGACAATCAATCAGACATCTCTGCATTGGTTGAGAGAGATGGACTGTTACAATCGTCTGGTTTGTGGCAGCTGCAACAGAGAACACAACAGATGACATTGGCTTTGAGGGAATGCTTTTTGAGGATTGATGTTGTTGTGTCTACTCCGGGTCAACCCTATAAAAATAGAGGGTTGGTTTATAGATTGGTTACTCCTGATTTTGTTATTTGCACTGCAGCTGATGATGCTCCTGATGTCCCTCTCTATTATCAGGAGTATAGATTGAGAGTCAATCCAACAACTGGAGATGCTCAATGGATAGCTGATGTCATGGATATACGAGACTCAAATAATCCTCTCTTTGGATTATATGTCATTGAGCCCAATGGACAATTAGGAGAGGATGTCTCTGAGTTATATTTGGGACATGGAGCATTGAGGGGAGCTGATTATCCATATAGATCCAAAGATGGGACTCCAATTCTCCCTGTCCAGCTCTATCATGCTGAGAGGACCGGAGCTTTATTTAATTCTTTTGACCAATCTCAGCTCACTTTTGGCTCATTATGCTCAGCAGTCCTATACACATTTTATGTGCATTGTGTGAGAGATAATTCATGGCCTCAGAAGTACGTTGCAGGGCTTTCTGTGCAGGGATTGACAGGATTGGATCAGGATAATACAGCGAGGAGAGCAGCTGTCTCAACAGATCCCTCCTCTATATTGGTGTTTAATGCGGATCCCGATATGCAAGGACAACCTTTGATTGGTTCTTTCCAATATGCCGATCCTCATAAACTATTGGAGAGTATCTCAAAATATGAGTATAGAGTTGCAACAGCTGCAGGGATCTCCTCTGAGGTCCTCAAACAGAGTGGAGATCCGCGATCAGGATTTGCATTGAGTATCTCCAGAGATGGACAGAGACAATCTCAAAGAGTTTATGCTCCCATTTTTAGAGCAGCTGATGAAGAACTCATGTCAAAAAGCGCTATGTTGGTTAATAGATTTTTGGGTTTGAATTTACCGGAGGAGGGATATAGAGTCCAATACTCCAACCTCCCTATGTCTCCAGAGGAGCAGAGATCTCAGACTGAGGACATAATCAAAAAGTTGGATGCAGGATTGATCTCTCCAGTGGATGCAATGCTCATTTTAAACCCGGATCTCAATCAAACCGAAGCAAAGCAAGAGCTCGATCGCATTAGGCGTGAAAGAGCAGAATACAGTTTATAACCCAAACAGGAGACTATCCATGAGTACAAAAATAATTGAGGGTGTTGAGTACATCCTCAAATCCAGTGTTGAGCAAATAATCAAAGATCGAGTCAGCAAAGTTGCTCTCAGAGCAAACACAGCTGAGGAGAAAATAACAGATCTCAATGCTCAGCTGGACACATATAAACAGACAGCATCCTCAGTTGATATTTTAAATACTCGAATTGAGGAGCTCCAATCCAATCTCTCAAAAAGTGAGCAAAAATATACACGTTATCAATCTATCTCAAAACATGGATTGAGTGATCCGGAGATGGTTGAGGCTATTGAGTGGAGCTATGAGAGAGCAATGTCTAAATTAGACAATGATAAAAAATCCTCTTTGAGTGATTGGTTGGAGGTCCAGGTCTCCAACCCATCAGAAGCTCCAACAATCTTGAGACCACATCTCAAATCATTGCAATCTCCAACAGCTCCTCCTGCTCCAACAGCTCCAACAACAGAGGGATCTCCGGAGCAGTCATTGAGTCCATCACAACAATCATTGAGAGATGCATACTCAAATCCATCTCCTCCTGTTGCTCCTGTTGCTCCTCCTCCCTCTGCAAATAGAGGAGCAATCCCCTCTCCTGATGAGCAGAATTTTTGGAAAGAAGCAGCAGAAAATCCCCGATTTTTTGAGCAGCATAGAGAGGAAATAAAAACTCGATTAGCTGATAAACACAGGAGACAATGATGTCTGAGGATTTACGATCACACAATAAATTCCCCTACTTCCATAACTTTATTGTGTCAGACGATGTAACAACAGAGATCTTGATCCCGGCTACATGCAGTCGGGTCTCTTTGGGATCAATCAATAAAGATTTGTTTGTATATAAAAACGGAGCAACAGATGCAGGGACTCCTCCAAGCAATAAGGGATTCATTCCAAAATCCAATTATCTCTCAATCCAAATAGGAAAGGGATTGGAGAGGATAGACTCTATTTTTATATCAAGTCAATCAGGATCTGCAGATGTTTCTGTTATACTAGAGGAGACATAATCTCATGGCCTACTTCCTCTATACATCCTCCTCCTCCACGGATGAAATGAAACAAGCAGATTTAACATCTCAAATAACCGGATCAAATCAGAGCTATACTCTCCCTGAAAGCTATGTTGCAGGCTCTTTGAGAGTCTATTGGAACGGTATCAGACAGGTTGAGGGAGAGTCCTTTGATGAGCATAATCAAACAGTATTTACAACAGACTTTACTCCTCAATCCGGTGATTATATTACGGTTGATTATGTAGCAGGATAGCAAATAAAGATTTCCATAAAACAAGAGACTACCACCAACATTCTTTTTTTATGAGGTCATATAAATGTCAATACAAATTACCGGACTGCAGATCCAAAATGCAGCAATCGGATCAACAAAAATATCAGATGATGCAATTATCACTGCAAAAATTGCCAATGCAGCAATCACATCCGGCAAATTAGGATCAAATGCAGTCCTTGAAGCAGCTCTCTCTGATGGTTCTGTCACACTCAACAAGCTTGGATCGGCTTCAGTCTCCACAGCTAAATTGCAAGACTCCTCAGTCTCAGCTGTCAAGCTTGCATCAAACTCTGTTGAGACATCCAAGGTTGCATCCTTAGCAATTACAGAGGCAAAAATAGCCAGCTCAGCAATTACAAGCAGCAAACTTGGTACAGCTGCAGTCCAAACAGCAGCAATTGGAGATGCTCAAATCACTATTGGAAAGATGGCCTCCAACTCTGTTGATAGTACTGTCATGGATATGACTGCATCTTATGACTTTAGTGGTGGTACTCTCCGAGTAGTTACAACACCCTCAAATGGTAATGATGCAGTATCCAAAACTTATGCGGACAATCTCTCTGCAGGAGCTCATTTTAAGGCAGCAGTACAGGTTGCAAGCTCAGCAAATATCAATCTTGCAAATCTCCCTGCTTCTGTTGATGGACAGACATTGAGCAATGGAGACCGTTTTGCATGTATTGCACAATCTGACGATACAGAAAACGGACTCTATCTCTATGCGGGATCCGGTAACACTGCATCACGATCTGATGATATGGATGCAGGCTCAGATTTCCCAGCTGCAGCCTTTTTTGTTATCAAAGGGACCAATGGAGACAAAGCCTATGTTTGTACCAATGATGCAGTCACTGTTGGAGTAACATCTATTACATTCACTCAATTTGCAGGAGCAGGATCTTCCAACCTCACTGCAAGCGGCGGACTCCAAAGAGTAGCGGATGATATTAGCATTGCAGCAAATGGAGTAACGACAGCAAAA